AGATACAATTGGATAAAACTATTCAAGATATCACTCCACTTACCCTCTGGGCAATAATTGCTAGGGACAGTTGGAAAGAGAAGTTGTGCTGGAGAACTCTGGTTCTGCATAATTATTTGATTTGTAAACTTATTTTAAATAATTAGCAATGCTTTTATCCAGCAACAGAATAGATAGAATCTGGCAGCGGAACAATGCGGTAGTAATCAAGATCAGGCTGGCAAGCACATTGAACTGGTTCTGGGTCATTATAGAAGGTATCGGGGCAATATCCTTGTGGAAGATCAATGCTATCATTGAAAATAACAGCAAGCCTCAACCTATCCACAATACAAGATCCAATAATGTTAATTTTTACTTGGAACTCTGCTCCCTCTTGGAGAGGTATTTGAGCATATTTTTCACATTGATCTATGTCTGGAGTCGGAAACCTTAATTGCTGGTATCGAGGTTGAGAAATCCTTGGAACACAATCTGCTGTAATTGGGGTGCATTCATCTAATCCTATCTTAATCGGGTATGAAAGGGTGTTAAAACAAGCATAGGAATCTGGACGAAACTCACACCCCAAAGTAATAGCTTCCTTGAGATTTGAAACCCATACCTCACCACCCACAAGTTGTTTACGAACAAATTTAGAAGCTCCAGGATTAGGCGTGAAGTCATATCTCTTGGTAGTGAAATATGAACCGATCTTTACGCTGCCATATTTAACTGAATAGTCATCTACTCCCGTAAGAAGTGAACTGCTACTTTGAAGCTCGTAAAGACGATTCACATTGTCAGCATCAAACGAGAAAGCAAACCCACGTTGAACACCATTGATTTGGGCTGTAGATAGTTGAGTTGGTTGTGGGCCTTCCCATAAACCATTCCAGCGTGAAGGCATAGAAGCGTCTGGAGAGATCCTACTCTCTTGTTCAACATCTAGGACGATCATTGCCCTGCTAGGACGATGGAGTCCACAAACAGATGGGTCAGCAGTAGATACAGTAAATGGTGATACAGTTGCTATGAGTCGATTATCAAAGAACATCGCACTCTCAAATTGCCTCATCCAAGGAGTGTCATAGTTTACCCAAGGTTGAACCTCACGGGAGATTTTACGGAAAGAAAGAGCCTGATAAAAATCTACTTGAGCATTGTTGTAGAAAGCCCATCCATCATCAGCCCGAAAATAAACATCGTTATTAACCCCTGCAATACTCCAAGGAGAACGGCAACCACGACCAATAAGGGAAACCTTTTGGATGTTGTTGGTTTGCCATGTTGTTCGGTCTTGGGAGAGATCAAGAGTAAATGATCCATTCTCACAGAACACCACAAGCTCGCCTTGACCTCGTACATTGATGTTGAGGGATGGCATTACCCTCATGCCTGTAATCAACCCAAGGTTGGCAGGAGGTGTAAATGATCCACCTTCTTGCCAATAAGTTTGCTCGGTAAAGTTTTGGGTGTTGGATGTCGTTGTAAATCCGTTTCCAAAAATGATATCAGAAACATAGATGTTGTTGCTGGCAGTGCTTACCGCAACACGCCCATAAGCATAAGCCATGATCGTTCCAATTGGCATTTGTTGCTTAACAGGATTAAGCCTAAAGCAAGTGTTTGGTTGTGCCGCTGTAATCGTTGTATTTGAAGCAGTAGTTGTTGCAATGTTTGACCAAGGAGTAGATGACCCATCTGGAAATACGCTACGAATTTGGAATGCGTATTGGATAGATGAAGATTGAGCAGTAAAGGTATAGGATTTTTGGGAATAAGGAACTAAAGCAATCGTTCCAAATATTCCTTGGTTATACTGAACTTGAATTTCATTCTGAATCGCTCCTGGAGCATTATCCGTCCATGTTAAAGATATGCTAGTTGAACCATTTCCCTTTGCTTGAAGATTGGTTGGCACACCAGATATATCTCCAGACCATGCAATAGGATCTTGGTATCCGTTTTGGATATACATCCAATCTTCAGCTTGAACAAACCATGTGTGCATCATGGTTGGATCATTTCCATCAATAAGTTTGTAAAGAGTTCCTACATTATTGACGATAGATAGGAAATAGATTGTTCCCGCAACTGATACCACAAACCCATCTAGTGATCCCGTCTTGATTGCCTTATAAGGCCAAGCACCTTGGAAGTTTCCAGTTTGGAAAGCGGTAAGGATAGATGGATCTTGTCCGTAGGCTGGTGTAATTGGAATCTCCGTAAAAGGAGGACGAGTAGCATTTACTCCTTGTCTAAAGGATCGGTTTACACACGATGAAACAAATTCCGCTGGAAGGACTGAAGGATGCGTTTCCGCATCCATTCCAATCGTTAGCGTAGATCCATCGTAGACTCTGCCATCGCTCGCCATAACATCAAGTAATAGAGTTTATGTATTCTTTAGGATTATTAAATCCAGCAGATTTTATCTTATGCCATTGATTTTTAGCAATCTCTGATTGTTTTTTTCTTGATTCTGGAAATTGCATTCTTTCTCTATTTGCTTTATTTATTTTTTCCCTAGTTTCTTTTGATTGATTTTTTGTTGCCTCGGATATTTTTCTTTTTGTTTCTTCAGAATGTTTTCTTCCTTTATTAATCAAAGAAAGTTTCTTTTTAGTTTCTTCTGACATTGGCTTTCCTTTTTTTCCTTTTGTTTTTAAGGATAGCTTTTTTTTAGATTCTTCTGAATGTCTTTTTAATCCACCACCACCAGAAAGTAAATTATATCCAAATTCTCTAATTGTGCTTTTGTAATGAGCAATCCATGCTGTTTCTCTTATATCAAGCATATATTGATTGCATTCTTCTAAAATCAAAACCTCAAAAGATAATTCACCATATTTTTTCCAAGCTCTAAGTAAATGCTCATTATTATGATAATTAGCATTTAATGCGGCTTTATGGGATCTAATTCTTTCTTTTATATTAACGCTTTGACCAATATACCATTTACCATTTAAGGAATTACGAAATCCATAAATACCGCATTTTCCATCCTGTGCCATTTTAGAGGAAGCTCAATTCGTAACCAGAGATTTGAAGGGTAAATGAATCACCAGTTCCAAGAACAGCAGTAGTATAGATATTAAAGTAACTTCCTAAGTTATTAGGAACAACACAAGTTGTTGTGGAATATACAATATTTGTTCCTGCTGTTGTGTATGGAGCAACAATAAACGCTCCATAAATTTCATTTGTAGTTACTACGTTCTGATATGTTGCTCCTGTTGATCCAGCGGCAATATTTGAAATAACTACATTTGCTGTTTGAGTAGCAGCAGCACCAACTAGGCTAAATCGGAAGAATGCTTTATCAACATACTGATATGGGGCGTATGAAATAGATCCAGACCAGTATTTGTTTGTGGCTTGTGTTGATTGTGTTGAGACAACAACGTTTGCTGTCTGCCCAAGGTTTACTGCCCTGCCATTCTGGTTGTAGAGAGGATCAATCTGGGAAGATGAATTTGTACGGAATAATCCAATCAAACGGAAATATGTATATCCAGTTGGAAGGGTTGGAGCAGTTGGGCTTATTGAAGCAAGCGTAGCAACGGTAGATGTTGTAGAATTGTAAATTGCAAATACATAATAATAAGTACTTGCAATTAAAGAACCTGTATCAAGTCCATTGGGAAGGCTATTGGTAGAAAGGTTTAGCGTGTAAGTAGAAGAATTATTAATAGCAATACCACTTCCAGCAACACTATTAACAACTAGATTTCCAAAATTTACACTCAATGAAGTAACGCTTGCGTATGAGATATTTACGGAACGAGCGTCAACAAATCCATTTGTAGCTGGAGTGGCAAAAGCTGGCACTCCACCAACCATTGTAAGAACTTGACCAGCGGTTCCAAGTGCGGCCTGTGCAACTACATTAGAAGAGTTCTTATAAACCACGCCTTGATTAGGAATGATATTTTCAATCGTTCCCCAATTAACTGTGCTTCCTCCAATTGGAACAATCGGGAAAGTTGCTTCTGTTGTAGATGCAGGGAAAAGCTCTACAAGTTGTCCAGAGTTTCCAGACAAAGCAGATGTTGCAAGAAGATTTCCAGATGTTTGCGTTTGTGTATTGGGAGAAATATAAATTGGATGTGCCGCAGATCCATCAGCCCAATTTACAAGGCCAGTAGAGGCATTGTATGAAAGCAAGCTATTAGAGTTAAAAGTAGGAACAGTATACTTACAAGAAGCAGAATCTTCGCCCACTACACGCTGAATAACGCCTTGTCCTAATGCGTCACAAGTTGTTGGGAAGTTAGAGTTACAAGCTGAAGGTGCATACTGGACTGTGTTATCACATCCACATCCACCCCATCCATTATTGTTGCATCCACAAGACATAGTTTTTAGTTTTAGTTGGTTTTTAAGAAAAGATCAAGTGCTGTGTTGTGGCAGTGAATTGGGTTAAAAATTGTTTTGAACTAACCAATTTGACGGACTTCCTGTTGTTAAAGTAACGGAACCTCCATTTACAACATTACTAGAAATACAACCATGATCCCCTCCTCCTGTTCCGTTATTAAGCACAATAGAACCTCCTGCTGCTCCAAATGAATTTCCTACAATATATGCAGAATAAGCATTAGTAAAGGAAAACCCATTTCCAATACATATTGAAGAATCAATCATGCAATTTGTTATATTAAAACCATGTGACAGCGTAGAATAAATAGCACTTTGTAAATTTGGAACACCATTACCTTTAAATATTGCTTTATCTATTATTATTCCTCTAAATTCAGCTATTCCGTTTCCTATTTTGATTCCATAAGATAAAGAAGGATAATTAGGTTTTATAAGTGGTTGTATAATTGCAGAATTTATTGTTATAGTATTTTCGATTTGAAAACCAACGGTTGGGGTATAAATTCCAATCCAGCCAGCGGTATCTGTTCCCATTGATGCAATAAATGAATTATTGACAATACATGGATTTGCAAGAATCATACCATAACTAATAGTTTGAATATCAGTATTAATAAAATTAACGAATAAACCTTGTGCATGATATATTCCAATATCATAATTTATCCAACTACAATCTGTTGTTGTAATGTGTTCTGGGCCAGCATTAAAAGAGTTGTATTGAGCAACGGATGTTTGAAATCCAATAAATCCAATATTTTTTGGTGCATTATCTCCAAATGCTGATATGTTAGAAAAATAAGACTGAATAACTGACCCAACTAAAACAATAGGGCATCCAACGGCAGACATTATTATTCTATCCACATTAATTTCAAAACAATCCTTAAAGTAAAAACCACCCCCAAAACTATTGGTAATAGTTATATCTGTAATTGTAATTCCATTATTATATTGAACTGATTGATTGGCATCAACTCCTTTAGCATAAAAGGCATATAAGTTATTGCAAGTATTATTAAAAGGAGCTATAGATAGTTTTTGAATAAAACAAGCCTGTCTGGTTGAAAGATACGCAACAGGAAACGTAAATGCAGAACATCCATTGCATAAAATAGTTGTTGAATATGATCCATTTCCAAAAACACCACTTTTTGCTGGAATAATAGCTGTAGATATAAAATAAACTCCATTATCCAAATATACAGAACTGCGTATAGTATTTGCATAATTGCAAGCTGCTTGTATAGCCGCTGTATCATCCGTAACCCCGTCTCCTACAGCTCCAAAATCCTTTACATTAACTACATCAGCAAACCGATTAGCAAGCGTTCTAGGCGTTGTGGAGCCAGTTGCCGTCACCAAGGCGTTGTTTGGATTAATTGTGGTGTTAGCGTAAGCAGCAAGCTGACCAGATGTATTCAACCCTACGGCATAGTTAATGGTGCTCTGCTGAACTTGTTGAAGATTTGGCAAGTAAACAGGAGCTTGTGCTGATCCATCACCCCAACGAGTTTTGCTTCCATCATAGATCAACCAGCTAGGATTAAGAGGAATATTAAGCCTATTGATCTGGCTGCCATTCTGCCAGACAAGAGGGCCAACCCCTTGTCCTGTGGGGGGGATTATGCTGATTGGGACTGTGTTGTAGCAGGGCATGGGAATCTAGCAATCAATAGCACCAACAAATTCTGGAAGCGTCTTTAAATAAAGATATGCTTGTTTAATAAAATTGTCTGCATTGTTAAGGTTTGGAATAAATGTAAAATTTTTGGTTTGGAATATGGTGTCTCCATTTGCATAATTTACAGATATAACCGCATTTTCTTTAGTTGCATTTACTGCAACTGCTTTGATGTATACATTGTTTAATGTAACATTGATTCCAAAGTTATCATCAAGATTTAGATTTTGTTTTAATGCCATAAGAATATAGTAATTTTATTATTTTGTGTATACTCCATACACATTTCCACCACCAGAAGAAATAAAGTTTACTTGAAGTTTAAATAATGAAGGAACAGTTACACATCCAATTCCAACATTGCTATATGTTGGAGTTGCACCAGGAAATGTTACGATAGCTGAACTGTGAATTGCTGGATCTAAATATACTACCAATGTTTGTGCAGTGGTATTATTTATGTAAAGAATTGAACTAGATGTTGTAAATGTTCTTCTAGTTGGATATAATCCAATATAACCATTATATCTATCAATAGCATTACCAACATAGTTTTGGGTTCCTGCGTCAGTTAGCCAAGTTGAATTTAAATTTCGATTTACATAACAATCATCAATAACATTAAATGATGTTCCTGATGAAAATGATATAGCATTGTAATATCCGCAACCTCCAACATAATTTCCAGAAGCAATTGATGTAAATTTTATTGAAGAATCACTAGAACATCCTGTAAATGAATTTCCAATACTTTGACAATTAACATCTGCAAGTATATTTGCTTCAAAATCAACTCCAATAAATTTGTTTCCTAAACTTCCGTAAGCAATAAAAACACCATATCCATCATTTTGCTCTGAAGTTCCACCAATAAAAGTATGCACATCTCCACCTTGAATGTGTATACCATTTTGAGAAACTCCTTCAAAAATTGGATTAATTATTGTACAAGCAGTTGAGTTTGAAAATCCAATTGTGTCAAAATATATTCCATATTTAGGTCGTGCACCAGAATACCAACCATTAGGATATTGATTTAAAGATACTGTTGGGCTATTAAAAACTGTTGCTACACAATATTTAACCATTATTCCAGCATTGCTACATCCATTAACTGTTACATCAATGTTAGAATGTTGAATTTGAGCCAAATAAACTCCATTTTGGCAAGAAGAAGTTGCTAAAACTATAAATCTTCCAAAAGTAAGATTAATACATCCTGTCCCCGTTGCGTCAATAATTACTGCGTTTCCACTTCCTGTGTATTTAAAAAATACATTGCCATCATTAATAATTGTAGCATTATCAATGGCCCAATTTGGAGATTGAGTATAAAGATATGTTCCAGCAGGAAACACTAAAGTATTCGCATATCCCAAAGTTGGGTATTTGGGTTTACTTATGAAATCACGGGCAGCCTGTATAGCCGCTGTATCATCCGTAACCCCGTCTCCTACAGCTCCAAAATCTTTCACGTTTACAACGTCAGCAAACCGATTAGCCAGTGTTCTAGGCGTTGTAGATCCAGTAGCTGTCACCAAGGCG